TTGATCCAGGAGGACTTATGATTTCCAAAACAGTAGCATTTTCCACTATTTTGGAAAAACCTTTTTGGTTTAGAAGTTTTATTGTTTCGCTTAGACTACGAGCACCAGGAACAACAGAATCTTGTACGGCATATGGATGCTGCATTTCAGCAGGTACAACTGTATTTGTTGTTTTTTTAGGTTTATGTCTTTTTATGGTGCTTGTCATTCACCTGTCTCCTCTATTTCTTTATAGAGGTTTTCTTTGTCTGCTGAGTCTAAGTCGCCATACTTATCTTCTTCGCTTTTCTTCATCAAGCCAATAAGTTTCACAAGTTGTTCGTTTGATCTCTGCAGAGTTTCAAGGTATTTTGCTGCTACCATGCCAACAGTAGCATATCTGTCTTTTTGTTGACCAATATGAGATGCAACATCTTGTAGCAGTTCTTGTGCCGATTCACGATCTTGGTTTATATTATCTATTGCTACCTGTATAAGTTCATCGCGAGAGAGTTTCTTTTTCATAATAATAAATATTTCCTAAACAAAAATATTTGTTCTCTCACATTCCTCCGTCGTCCCACTCTTTTTTGAACTCTTTGTATTTTTGTCTTATCTTGTTTAGACTGTTGACAACCTGTTTGGTGTTTAGACCAGTTATCTCGCGCATATAAAGATATATTGCTTTTTTATTGAATATTTCTATTTCATCCGGATTCTCAAGCAATATGCAAATAGCATCTAATATCTTTTTTTCATTTGGTTTTAGTTCTAATGCTTTCCAGTCTTCTATTTCATTCCACAGATAGGTCCAAAACTCCTCACCTTCTCTTGTGGATTCGTATTCTGTATATACGAGCAAACTATCATTCTCGTATTCGTTTTTATCAGTTATTTCGTCAAGAAACATTTCTTTTTTATTCTGACGATTTACTTTTTTGATTTTGTGGATAAACCAGTTTTTTATTATTACAGAAAAATAACTAAAAGCCTTTGAGCCTTTTTCTGAATCAAACTTGTCTAATATTGTGGTGATCCATATTTTACATTCATCTTTTAGTTCTTCTATGTTTGGAAGAGTATTGAACTTGTATGTAAAAACTATTTTATTTACCATCTCATTGAATGCTGGCCCTATGAGACTGCGATAAAGGTCTTGTCTTACTTTTGGATCTGTTGTAAGAGCATACGCTATTATTGCTTCTTCATGTTCCTTGGTAAAATACTGTTTTTCCTGCTGGGGAGATGAACTTTTCTTGCTCCTCCTTGTTATCCTCTGTTTCGGTTTCGCTGTCTTGTTCTGTTGTGTCATCGTTTTCCTCTTCGCCAGCAAGCTCAATAATATCTTTATATTTTGACATATAGTTTCTCAAATCACGCGAATGACGAATAAGATTTTTTAGAGTTTCATCTCCATAATACATTTCAAGCTCATAAATAAAGTTTATGTGTTCGTCAAACTCTTCAAGTCTTTCGTATAAATCATCCATATTTTCGGAAAGAAAAAGAAGTTTATTTACAAGTTTATAACAATACCAACCAAGAAAAATGGTTGATGCTACAAATGCTAACAATAATAATATCAATAAGGTCATTCAGGTTTATACTCAACTTTTTTTAGTTCTTCTTTTTCTCGCCTTATCTCTTCACGCGCTTCTTCAATATAGTTATCCACTATTGTGCCAACTTTTTGTTGAACTTCTTTCTTTATGATACCACCAAAAGCGGGAACTTTTAATAATGTTTGTTCATTACAAACTTCACAAACGGTTTTTTTCTCAGAAAGAGAGTGGTAGTATTCAAAACTACCACTACACTTCTCACAGTGATATTGATATCTTGGCATATCACTCGCTTACAAACTGTGGCATATCATCTTCGTCTTCTGGTGGCGAAGCACGAAATGTTGGCGGATTTGATACAACAAGTTCTCCGCTTTGATCAACAAGTAGTTCAAAACCTTTTAGAACTGGAACAATATCTGTTTGTGTTAGTAGGCTGTTTTGTAGAGCCAACATAACTGCTCCAAGTGCTTGATTTGATAATTTAAATTTTTCCATTTTCATACCCTTCCGTAAGAATCTTCGTATCTTATTATATCTTCTTCTGCAAATGAAGAACCTGTTTGTACTTCTATTATAACGAGGTCATCATTACCAACATTTTCTAATCTATGTTTTGTTGTAGCAGGAATATAATATATCATGCCTGCTTGTGTTGGTGTAATTTCATCATTAAGAGTTATTTCACCATTTCCACTTATAACTGACCACAATTCATTTCTATTTTGATGAGATTGTAAACTAAATTTTTGTCCTGGTTTTACAACCAGTTTTTTTACTTTACATCTTTCTTCTTCGTGGAGAATTTGAAATGTTCCCCATGGTCTTGTTTCTATCATTTATAACTCCTTTTCACATATTCTAAATCGCTTTCGTACATTTCTTTAGCTAATTGTTTAATATCAGTTTTAGGTTGCCAATTAAGAACTTTTTTTGCCTTTTCGGCATTCCCTAAAAGGAATGGAACTTCATGAGATCTAAATAATCTTGGATCTATTTCTAAATATTTATATGGATCTAAACCGGCATAATCAAATACTAATTCCAAGAAATCTCTAACAGATTTTGAAACACCGGTAGCAATTACGTAATCACTTGGAATTTCTTGTTGTAACATTAACCACATTGCCTCAACATAATCTTTTGCGTGGCCCCAATCTCTTTTTGCATCCAAATTACCAAGTTGTATTTTTGCTTCTAATCCTAATTTAATTTTGGCAGCAGCAATAGTTATTTTTCTTGTTACGAATGTTTCTCCTCGTCTTGGAGATTCGTGATTAAACAATATTCCACTACTTCCGTGAATATGGTATGAATATCTATAATTCCTTGTCAGATTATGAGCAAACAATTTAGAACAAGCATATGGAGAAGCTGGTGTCATTAAACTATTTTCAGTATATCCTGTTTCTGGTGTTGGTGCATCTCCATACATTTCGGATGAAGAAGCTTGATAAAATTTTGTATCAGGCTTTGTATTTCTAATTGCTTCTAAAATTCTTGCTGGACCAACTGCAACGCTATCAATGCTGTGTTCAACTAATTCAAAAGAAACTTTTACATGAGATTGTGCAGCTATATTGTATATTTCATCTGGTTGATATTGTTGTATTAAGCGATATATGGAGCCGTTATCATTTAAATCATAATATTCTAATTTAAAATTAGGATCATTATAGAGGTGATCTACTCTGTGTGTATTTAATAAACTTGTTCTTCTTTTAGTGCCTATTACTCTATATCCTTTGGATAATAATAATTCAGCTAAATATGAACCATCTTGACCGGTTACTCCAGTTATTATTGCCGTCTTCAATTAAATGCCCCTAACATTTGGATAATTCTTTATAAACCATTCACATGTATTTTTTAAGCCAATTTCTAAGGGAGTATACCATTCTTTTTTCCAGCCAAGATCAAGAAACTTTTTATTAGAAGTGGGTTTTCTTATTTGACCTTTTGGTTTGCTTGTGTCAAATACTATTTCACCAGAATAATTTAATTCTTTTTTAATTATATAAATTATATCTTTTAATAAAAACTCTTCTGTGTTACCGATATTTATTGGACTTTCATCTTTATAGTTTTCTAAACAAAATACTATTGCTTTTGCTATATCTTGTGCATAGGTAAATTCTCTATATACTTCACCATCTCCCCAAACTTCAAAATATGGTTTATTATTTAATTTTGCCTCCCATATTTTTCTAATAAGAGCCGGCAGAACATGTGAATTTGCCAGATCAAAGTTGTCATGTTCTCCATAAAGATTATTTGGTATAACAGAAATATAATTTACTCCGTATTGTTTTCTTACTGCTTTTATTTGTACATCAACCATTCTTTTGGAATATGCGTATCCAAAGTTTGATTCATGTGGCGGTCCATTGTGTAATTGTTCTTCTGTTAATGGATAATGTACATATTTTTCATCCGGATAAATACAAGTAGAAAGACAGCAAATTAATTTTGGTATATTTTTAGAAACACAAGAAGAAATAATGTTATTATTAATTTCTGTATTTATTTGATAAAAATCTGATACATAATCAATATTTGCTTTTACTCCGCCGACTTTTGCAGCTAAATGAATAACAGATTCTATATTCGGATTTGCTAAGTAATCTGCTACATCTTTTTGATTTGTCAAATTAATCTTTTCGCTTGTTGGATATTTAGCATTTGGTAATATTTTTTTAAATGCATTTCCAAGTAAACCTGAACCGCCAGTTATAATAATCATTTTAAATCCATTCTTCTAATTGGCAGCCATTTTCTTTTATATATTTAATATATTTATTTTTTAATTCTTGGTATTCGCTTAATTGATTAATAAAAAATCTTTCATGAAATTCAATATAATATTTATTAACTATTTTATAAGAATCAGAAGAAATTAATTTTTCTAGTATATTAAATTCTTCCCCTTCTATACCAAATTTGACTATAAGTAATTCAATATTTTTTAGTGTTTTTATAAATTCTATAAAATCAAAACTATCAACTTCTTTTTCTACATATGAAAAAATACCACCATACGTAATATCCATATTTGGAGGATTTTTTAATATATTTGAACCCTGACCCATTCCATTGTCATTTCTTATATCACAATTAATTTTAATTCTACTATTTTGCGTTGAAACAGCCTTATTTTCATGAATTAAATTTTTGAATTTATTTGGTTTATATTTTATTGATTCTTGAAATGTTATTGGGTTTGCTTCAAAACTATATATTGTCCAATTATTATCAAAATTATATATTTTATCAAACATTTGAAGCCCTTGAAACAAGTGTGTCCCACAATCTATAAAATATTTCATTTATTCTCCGGTTTTTGCAAATTTTGAAAAATAGGAAACCAATCTCCCTCGGGAGGATTTCCTCTATATTTACTCGAGTCTATATTGTATACCAATTCTGGATTGTTTTTACATAAAATAGATAAAATTGTTTGATCGTCATCACAATACCCCAATTTTAAAAGCTCTTCACAAATAGATTTAAATTTATAAAAAATTAAATTAATATCTTTTGTATTTAAAATAAAAAAGCCACCTGGTGTGATTACATTATCTTCTAAAGATAAATAATATTCAATTGATTCAGAAAGATTCAACTCTTGTCTTTTAAAAAAGACATTCTTATCTGATAAATCAGTATCAACTAGAAGATTTCCGCTAACTAAATCAATATATTCTTTTATTCCATGTGCTATGCCAAAATCTATCCAAGCAACTTTATTGTTTTTAATTAATCCAAGTTCCGTAGCATTAAAAATAAATTGCATTTTACTCCACATAAGAGCTACATATTCTGGTTTAAAATATTCTGGAGATCTAGTTTTATTGGCCATATTTTGCATTTTTTGTCCTGCTTGAACCTCCTTTATTGTGTTTATATTTTTAAAAAAATATAAATTAGAAAAATCATAGTCTATAATTTGCACATTAGATAAAAATATATTATTTATTTTATATTCCTGAATTCTTTTTTTAAGATACTCTCCAAAAATTTGTTCGCAAAATAAAACTAAATCAACGGAAACATTTGAATAAAAAGAAAAAAAATCATTTATATATTTTTCTGATGTTCGTGGATAGTTATCCCACTTTGCTCTGCCAATATCATAAAAAGCACTAACACATTGTAATTTATTCATTTAAAAAAACTTCCTTAAATTTTTTTATTACTTCTTCGGGATTAAATTCTCGATAACAATTCCAATCTTTTTCTTGTTTTTCAAAATTACATAAAATATTATATACATCTTGTTTATTATTATAATAAACTCCCTTATCGCCTAATATGTCTATATGACTTCTCTCTCTGCTTCCTGTCCACGTAATAATTGGCTTATTTTTTGAAGAAAATTCACCACATGCAATACCAAAACTTTCTCCCTGAGATCTTGCGTGTAAAAATGCATCACAAGAATTTATAAATTTAACCTTATAAATTGGATCTTGAGAAGGCATTATATGTTTAATTCTTTCATGTTTAAATGGTAAGTTAGTATTTTGAAAAATAAAATATATATCTTTTCTAGTGTTTAAAGAATCGTAAATAGCATTATTGACAAAAGAAATATCCCACGAATCAACGCCACCTGTCCTACCAAAAACAATGGCATCTTTAGGAATACCCAATTCAGTTCTTATATTACCATCTTCTTCTGGTAAATTTATCATATGTGGTACATAAGGTATTTCTAGGTTTGAGCAGTATTGACTTGACCACTTTGAAACATAAGCATATTTATGTCCGTGTTTTTCAGTTGGACCTGGGGTGCCGGTTGCATGTATTAACATCTTTGTATTATTTACAATCTTTCCGTCACTCTTAAACCCTTGTTTAATTGTATAAACATAGTCTGCTTTTTCTTGTGTCAATACTCTGTCTAGTTCAGAAAAATTATTTATAGATATACATTCAAATTCTTTTTTGAATCTTCTTATTACGGAAGAATTATTAACAGGGTGATTAATTTCATTAATAATTAATGGTTGTATGTTATAGTATTCTCTAATATAATATGCATAGTCAAATACGGCAACAGTTGTACCCCTTAAACATAAATGAGGTTCATAAAAAGCTAATTTCATTTTTATTTCTACTCCAATTATTTATAAAAATAACAATAATATTGATTAATTTCCAAGAAATTTATTACCATGAATTATTAAAATCATAGTTTATGTTTATTGTTTATAAAAAAACTTTCAAATGGATAAAAACTCTGATCTTCTAAGATCTGTCTATGAGGTTTACCAAACATTCCTTCTATGTTTGCTTGTGGATCTGAAATATATTTATTTGTAAAAATCCAATCTCTATTAAATTTAGAATATTTTCCTATACCCGGTTGGATATGATCGTGTCTCACCTGTGATGTTATATTGATAACTCCATTTAATAGGAGATTGCCGATTTTTATTCCTCTTTTTTCACACCTATAAGAGATATCACCATCTTCTTCTCCGAAACCAAGTAATCTTTCATCAAAATATCCTATATTATCAATAAATGTTTTTCCTACAATAAAATGAGAAAAAGAACCATTTATAAGACAAATTCCCGAAAAATTTTGAGAATTTATCACAGATTCTATAACAGAATTAAAATTATTATTTAATATTTTTATATCATCGTTTAACAAGACAACATGTTCAGTGGGAGATGAAATGATTATTGAATTCCACATCTTCGCAAGTCCTCTGGTTTCTATAAAGAATGAAGGATAAATAGCACTAAATTTAGAAGCCAAATTTAATACTTTTTTTCTATACTCTTCATCAAAGAGACCATGCTTTTCTCCATTAACATATATGATAATATCGTTATCAGATATTGCTCTTATCTGCTGTACCAATTCTTCTAACATGTTAAATCTTTTCGAAAAGGTCGTAATTCCAATAGTAAATTTCATATGTTTCCTTGATTTATATTTTTTTGAATTGCGTAAAGAGGATTGAAATTTGTAAAATACTTCTCTTTATCTTCTAATATAGAATTTTTATATTTAAAGTTATCATTTAAAATTAAATTTTTTATGTCTTGTATAATATTTTTATTATCAAGATCTAAAGTTTCATAAGAAGCACTATTAAATATCTTATCAATATTTGGACAACCATAATATAGTGGAACTGTATTGTTAAGAATACAATCAAAGAATTTCTCACTAACATAGTTGTTTTCACAACAATTTTCTATAGCAATTGAATAACGATACTGTTTTAATATTTCGTGCTTATTATCTGGGCTTCCTTTATATCTACTATCCGCTATGTTTAGACCTCTTCCGTATATATCAATATCCAAATCTGAACTTAAAATTTTATTTAGTAAATTTAATCTTTTGGAATAATTTGAATTTACCCATTTTGAATTATTTGGGGATGAAATACCAGACATAAAAATACACAAGTTTTTTGGCTTATTGAAGTTATCATCAAAATTTGTATGGTGATAAGTGGTATGGCTGCTATAGAACATACATAGATGATTCTCAATTACGCCCGTATTTGGCTTAAACATTTCTGAAGATTGACAAAATATTTTTTTGCAATAGTGATGCAGATTTCTATCATAGTTTATATTGCCTATGGGTTCTTGCAAAAAACCAAAAACATTATCTCTTTTTGTCTTTATCTCTCCACGATATCCGTTAAATATTCCTAAGTATTCATAATGTTCTTCATATGTGAGCATTTGTTTTTCTTGTTGTGTTAATTTAAAACAATTTAGAATGCTTTTGTATATATTCAAATCATTATCGTAATTTGCAACAAATTTTATTTTCATATATCAACTTTTATTAAAGTAAAATTTTGTTTTTCTTCAATATTTAAAACTTTATACTTTAATTGTGAATACCCATTTAAAAATAAATCGCCTTGTGAATTGACAATATTATGAAATTTTATTCTATTTTGAATTGTTTCTTTAGATGGCGGATCTCCATGAGTATCTCCATTTGGTTTATGATAAATAGACATATATCTTCCCATTCTCAAATTAAAAGGAATTGATTTCGTTTTACATCTTAAAGCAAAATCATTATCCTCTAAACCCCAACCAAAATAATCATTTCTATATCCATTGACACTCAAAAAGCTGTCTTTATCAATCAAAGTTACTCCACCTAATTCATCAGATGGTCTTGGAATAAAGTTAAACTGACTTACATAATAAGATAATTTACAGACTCCATTTATTTCAGAATAATCACATTCTTCACTTATTGGAAGCATATCAATATCATGAAAACAAAAGTAATCACACCAATCCTTCAAACGATCAAACCCAATATTTAACAATTTTGCACGATTAAACGGGAGATCATTGGTTTGTTCAACAACTAAAATGGAATATGATAATTTATTTTTTAAGAAGTTTATCATGTGAGGAACAAATTTTTTTAAATGTTCCTCCCTATCTCTATAGGGAATTATTATTCCTAACTTTTTCATTGTTTCAAATCCTGTACTAAAATAATATATTCTTGATCTTCTGGAAGAAAAAAATGAAAACCAAGCTTTTCTTTTAATATAGATTTCTTCAAAGTCAGATTTTGTTCAGCAGAACTAAACTCTGTGTATGTATCATCATTATGCCATACTAAACTATTCTTATTAAAAGAAAGCAATATATTATTCTTTACCAGATCTAAAGAATATTGCACATCTTCCGGAATACCACCTTCTTTGTCAGCAAAGACTAATTTTGTTTCATCCCATCTTACTTTTTCAAAAACTTCTTTTCTAACTAAAAAGAAAGCTGATGATTGATAGAGTCTATTATCTTCTTTGGGATGATCATAATCAACCAATACATGAGGATTCAACAGAGAGCGATCCCAGTATCTAGTTCCATCTGGATTTAATACTTTATTTCCTAATACTTCCCAGCCTTCATTTTTTGAAAACTCACTCAAACCATCTAACCATTTTTTATCTAAAATTACATCATCATCACAGAACACAACATCATATTTGGCCATATCTGCAGCTGAATTTCTTAATACAGAAACTTTTCTGCTATGTGCTGCATCCTTCTTATCTACTAGAATAACTCCATCAATATCTTTAAAATTATCAACATCACCGCAAATTATAATTTCATGAGGAATATCTTTCCAGTCTTGCTTCTTAATACTATTGATTGTCAATAGTGTTTTTTCAAGTCTTTTTCCGTGAGTTGGAATACAAAAACTTAAACCAGTTACTTGTTTGGGAGTTAATTCAATTTTTTTTGTAAAAACTCCTAAATTAACTAAAAATTTCTCTACTTGTTTTTCTTCTGCAAACTCTTCCAATACATGCTCTTTCAATTTTCTTGATTGAGCAAGAGCAGCACCATGATTCTTTTGAACTTTTCTCATGGCATCCATAACACTGTGTTCTTTTACAAAACACCACTGACTATCTGCTTGCACTACCCCATCCCAAACTGCCTCTTTGTTTACAACACCTAAATCAAAATCAATGCTTGTAAAATGATTTCTCATTCGCACTTTGCCATCTTCTTTTACCGGGGCAAGCAAGAAATCAACATGACCACTCCACTTTGGAGCAATCACTGGCAATCCTTCTACTACTGCTTCAAACATTGGAAGACCAAAACCTTCGCCATGAGTTGTTGATACAAATGCTTTTATCTTTGGATGACAATACAGGCTTCTCATTTCTGCTTCTGTCATATTCCCGTGTAGTAGATATACTTTGCACTTTGCTTCTTTGTGATTTTTGATAATATTATTTATTCTTTTTTCACAAACAAGTCTGTCAGTAACGCAGTTTTTTGCCACATTTAGTTTGAGAACAAGACCAACATCAGGATCATTTTTGAACTCCTTCAAAAAAGATACAAGCGTTGCTTCTACATTTTTCCTTGGTCCCCATTGAGCAACAGAAAGAAAGTTGAAATCGGTTTTTAGTTCAAGATTTGCCTCTTTCTTTTCTGCAAGTTTTACTGGGAAATGAACTACCTCAACAGGAGTTGTATTTTTGAAGTCTATTATTTGCCCGTTTTGTGGGTTTTGTAGTTTATATTCAGTCATGTCAAAAACTTGTTTTGAATGATTTGATACAACAATAACCTTGTCCATAAGACGGCATTTTTCAATCCATTGTGGAGATACTTTTGTTGTTTCTATGCCTGCTGTATAACCAATATTTACAGGTGCCATTTTTTGGAACTCATTTGGGATTGTTATCTGCAGACTGATATCAAAAGTTTGTTTTTGCTGAACTGCATGATGAGTTTTGGCCATAAGCATTTGTATCCAACTGGTTTCTTCGGATTCTTCAGTCAGCCAGCCGGTTTTTCCCCATGGAATATTTTCTAAATATATATCAAACTTATCTTCGTGCTGTCTCATAGAACGAAGAGCAAATCTTGCTTGTTCCCCATATCCAGATAAACTCATGGCGGGGGCGCGAACAATAACTTTTTTTCTCATGCTATCTCCTTTAGAGTCCAGCGACTATAACCTTTTCTATTTTCCCATGAACCAAGTTGTTCGTGTATCTTTGTAAAGAGCTGATCCCACTTGTTCATAAGAACTGCCATATTATAGTTTTTATTTAGGTGTTCTCTTCCTGCTGCACCAAGAGCATCTCTTTCTTTTTGAGACATGTTATACATTTTCAAAAGAGCATTTACAAAATCTTCTTTTGCAACGCGATCTTCGTAAATGAATGGGACCTCTTGAGAGCCAACAATCATTTGTGATGCTATTGGCAGTTCAATGCCAAAATGATTTCCGTCGCTGTCTTTTACCTGCTCCTGTAATCCACCAGTTCTTGGAACAATTATTGGAGTCTCACAAGCAAGGCTTTCCATAGTTGAAAGGCCGAAACCCTCTGCATCACTCAAACTAACAGTTACATCAGCCATATTATACATCATTGCAAGATCTTGTGGTCCTATTCTTGCTGGTGAAAACATTATTTCGCCGTTATTCACGCCCAGTTCATTTATTATGGCTTCAAGATCTGGTCCGTGCACATCTTTTGGATCTGTGTGCATTAACAGACGAGCAGAACCCGCTGGAACTTGTTTCAGAAAGTCTGCAAACCACCAGATAACTGAACCGGGATTTTTTCTACGAGCATTTCTGCTGTTCCAAAATACTGTAAATTTTTTACCTCCAGCATTTGGATAAACCATCTTTGTAAATTGACTTACTTTATCTTCTGGGTATTTTTTGAATACCTCCATGTTCACACAATGTGGAATATAGTGTGGTTCTACTGAAGGAGCGACATTTCTAACAATATCGTCTGTTACTTTTGATATTGTTGCTATCACATCGTTTGATTCGTAATATGCGCGATTGAACTTTGGATATGGATAGTTGTCCCACACATGATAATAAACCATTGGAACATTGCATCTTATTTCGTCTTCTATTTCCCATAACCAAGTATAGAATCTTGGATCGGTCATAAACCAAAGAATGTCTGGTTTTTGTTGTTTTAGTAGTTGTCTTATAAGGTCTTGAGTTCCATACCCATCAACAGGCACTATGACCAAATCGTCTCCCCATTCTTGGGTTTTTTGTGGCCTATAATCATTGTGCTTTACTGCACCACCAAGACAAACAAACTGATATTTGCCTGTTTTGAGCATTGATTCTACAATATATTTTGTCTGCGTAGCAACACCAGAAGGACTCATAATGTGGTCACTTATGGTTAGTATTTTTATTTTTTTATTCATCAAACTTCCTCAAGGACAGTGTGGAGTTCTGTGAAAAGAACATCTTGAACAAGATAGTCTATTTTTCACAAATCTTTCGTGGTCGACATTATGCACACATTCTTGTAAAAGTTTAAGAGCATTGGTTACTTTTTTCTCACCGCTACTAACACGGAATATTTCTACTTTATCTTTTTTTGCTGTTCTTTTTAGAAGGCCAAAATGAGTTTCAATGTTGTCAGGACTGGTATTCATCTTCTTTGCAAAGAAGTGCTTGTAGTAGGTAAGTTGATATGTTGTCATGGCGTCACTCTTTTTTTGAGGTTCCCATCCCCAGCTACAAGTTTTCCAGTCAATAATATGATACTTTTTGTCTGCTTTTGTTCTAATAACAAGATCAATATATCCTTTGAACTTGAAATCATCTATTTTATATTCTTCAATATCTTCCATCAAGTTTTCTTCTGCTGAAATGAAATCAAAATCACCAAAATATTCTTTGGCAGCAGGAAGTGCGAGATAGGCAAGCTCCCGTCCCTGTGCATCAAAATCGTTTATATCTTTTTCTGATATTGTTTTTCTTACCTCTTCCGCAAGAGAAGATATTTCTTTTTGAAAGTTGCTTGAAAAGTCTTTTGAATAGTCAAAAGAATCTTCTTTTTCTTGTGCAAAAACTTTTTCCAAAGTTGAATGAAGCGCTTTTCCAAAGGCAGTATGTATTGATTCGCTGCCAGCAGCAATACCTTCTACGCGAGTAAGCTTGTAGTAAAAAGGACAAAACTTCCAATCTTTGATTGAAGAAAAACTTACATAGTCTGGTTTTTTATTTTCTCTTGTCAAAACGATACCTCTTTTCAGTTATCGCCCAATAGCATTTCTATCTTTTCATAAACAGATGGTGAAACATTTTGAACTCTTTTATATCCTCTGTGAGCAAAATAGTGTTCAAAAGCATTTGCAAAATATTCTCTCAAAGATGTGGCACCATATGGAGATACAAACAAATCCGGTACAAGTTGAGCTAATACAGGATAGCCAACAGTTGAATACAGATACTGATCAAACTTGTGATCAAAATCCGGGTTCATAAACTTGGCCTCGGGCATTCCATCAGTATAGCCGTAGGAGCGCAGAATGTCAAACAAACGACGTCTTTTGCGTAAAAACTCCTGCTCCAAGTCTCCGTCCTCATATATATCTGGACCATATGTTTCTTCTACGCAGTGAGCTATTTCATGCACGATATCGTCGTATATATCCATTTCATTATCTTGGTCGGCAAGAACATAGATGACACCATCTTTATATTGTGCATTCAGTTCTCTGTCTAATAAAAAACTATATGTTCCTATATAAATGCCATCAAGGTTTTGTATAAAGTGTTCTGGGATGACTATTTCAAGTTTCTTCAATATATTGTTTATATTTACATTATCTGGCAGTGTTTCCTGTTGGATAACATTGACACTGCCAAATACTGTTTGCTCAATCAACTTGATCTGATTTCCAGATCTAAAAAACCTATTCTGTTTTTTGTTCACTTGGTGCATTCTCCATGTCGACTAGACATTGACGATAACCTCTAATAAAGTTTTCTTGCGCTACAAGTAATAAAAAGTCTGGGAACTCGTCTGCCAATACTTGCACACACATTTCAACATTTACTTCGCCATTTTCTGGCTTTAGTTTTTCTCCAACATACTGAACGAACATTTCTTTTAGTGGATTATCTTTTTCCACTATTTTTTCTTCTATTTCCCTGTCTTCCATTTTTTCTCCTCAAAGAACTTTTGCTGCAAGACTTGCTACGGCAGATCTTTCGCCCTTGCTCAAGGTCACATGACCAGCAAGTGAATAGTGTTTGAACTTTTCAACAGCATAAGCAAGACCATTGCTTGTATCATTGACATAGACATTGTCTATTTGTTCTATATCGCCTGTAAGAACTATTTTTGTTCCTTCACCAACGCGAGTAACGATTGTTTTTAGTTCATGTGATGAAAGATTTTGTGCTTCATCTATTATCATAAATGCTTTGGCAATGCTACGACCACGAATATATGTAAGTGCTTCTATTTCTATTTTTCCAGTATCCATATACTGCTGTAAGGTAGCCTTATCGTTACCAAGAAGGAACTGTAAGTTATCTTGGATTGGAGTTAGCCAAGGCATCATCTTCTCTTCAAGAGTGCCTGGCAAAAAGCCTATATCGCGTCCTAATGGCTGAACTGGTCGTGAGACTATCAAGCGGGTGTAGCTGCCCTTTTCAAGCAACTGGGCCAATCCTGCTGCTACTGCTGATAAAGTTTTACCAGAACCTGCTTTACCAACCAAGCTGACGATTGGAACACTTGGGTCCATGAGCAGATCCATGGCAAAGCTTTGTTCGCGATTTCTGGATTCTACTCCGAACACTTTATGCCTGCCTTTGAACTCGGCAAGGCGGCGAAGTGGCTGTTCTTTTGTTAGAAACCTTGCCAGTGCTGTTTTGTTTACATTTTTGTTTGATACAAGAGTTATAAACTGATTTGGAAATAGTTTATCTGTTTTGCTATCTTCAAGAAAGAGGTCTTCTCCTTTGTATATTCTTTCAATAAACTCGTCATCAACAACCATTTCGCAAAGACCAGAATAAAGCTCCGAACTGTCATTTATAACTTGATTTGCGTCATAATCTTGTGAACCAAGACCAATAGAATCGCAAATAACACGCATATTTATATCGCGTGAAACAACAACAACTCTTTTATCTTGGTGCGTTTTCGCTATACCAGAAGCTGTTGCGATAATGACATGATCCGGAACAGAAAGATCCAAGTCTGTTGGAAAATCTGATACTGTAAGTGCAGCAGAGCGAAGAAAACCCTTGCCCTTTTGTAGTCTTACGCCTTCTTGTAAAGAACCCTTGTCTCGCAGTTCATCAAGTATTTTGATAAACATGCGAGCATTTTGTCCCACCCCATCTTGACGATTTTTGTGTTTATCAACCTCTTCAAGCACTTTTAGAGGGATATAAACATCGTCCTTGCCAAAGCTATAAACAGCGTTGGCACTTGCAAGACATACACTTGTATCTAACACAAATATTTTTTTCATTTTATTCCTAACTTTTTATATTGTTTTTGTCTTTTAGGCTGTGGCAATATAGTTACTTATATGCCGCAGTTTTTCAAACAACTCATTGGCATGATAGCACTCCTGGTTTTCTGTGCCAGTTGTGGATGTATCACTCTTGGTGAGAGTATCACCATGAAAAATGCTCCAAAAACTTCTTTTGTGAAGATTGAAGTCGCCACAGAAGACTACATCAGCACCGGGTCCGGTGTAATCGTCAATCATATTGATGATAAAACTCTTGTTCTTACTGCTGGTCATATTTGTAAAGATAACACAGTTGCTATGAGAGTTTTAGATCACTATGAAAAAGAATATGAAATCATAACCTTTGTTCGCTCTAATGAAGATGATTTATGTATATTGATTACAGACTTTATTGCTTGGCGTGCTGTAAAAATGAGCGATTCAGAGCCAGAAATAGGTGATAAGGTATATAATATAGCGGCACCAATGGGAATACACGCACCAAACATGTCGCTATCTTTTGAAGGACACTACCAAGGACAACTCAAACTAAAAGAAGAAAAACATGCACTTGACCTTCACAGCGTAACTGGCATGGGAGGAAGTTCTGGCTCTCCCATGTTTGATAGCAAGTGGCAAATAATAGGGGTAGTATCCAGAGGTATAACTGGTTTTCAACATGTAATGATGAGCGTTAGTTATACGAGAACAAAACAGTTTGTTGATTACACTTTTACAGTTGCTTTCAAAGAAGAACTAAAAGTTGTATTAGAGAACAGAAATACAAAACTTATTGACATTATCAAAAACAACATTAAATAGTAAATCGTGTTCTTGTTAACAGTCAATAGCCAAAAAAGCATATCCCTCCATCTTGTGATGGAGGGAATATACAGGAATCATTGGATTCAGTTATAGCATATAAGTGGTGCCCCGAGTCGGACTCGAACCGACAAACCCTTGCGAGTGACAGATTTTAAGTCTGCTGTGTAAACCATTCCACCACCGGGGCATTGGCAAGATCAGCATAACACTGATCTTGTTTTTTGTCAAGATACTGACATTTGCTTGCTGTATTCAAACAACATAATGTTGCAGGCTTGACTGGTGTTTAGGCAGTAGCCTACTCCCGGCATTGGAATCTCCACAACTTCACTGTATTTGAGAATGTCGGCTGTGATTCCAGTTTGCTCGTTACCAACGACAATACAAACTTTTTTATTTTTTGGAAAAGTGTAATCATAAATATTTTTAGCCTCTTGTGTGATCTCTGCTGAAACTATATGAATATCATTTTTTCTTGCATATTCCAAAAATTCATGTGGAGTAGAAAAAGTTGAAATATCAATAAAATCGCTTGTTGTTCCAGAGATCTCGCGCAGATATTTTGGTTCCGGTGCTGAACCTATCAAATTTACTTTGCTTGCTCCAAAACATGCTGCTGCTCTCACAACATATCCAATATTTGGTTCGTGTCTAAAATTTATACAAGCAACCTCTACTGGAAATCTAACAGAGAGTTTTTGTTTGTTCTTGTATCTTTCTCGGCGAGTTTCTGTTCTCATTTATTGCTCCATGAATGTTCCACAACTTGGTGGAAGGTCGTCGGTGCACTCAACATGGCGAAGTTGCTCTGTGCATCGCTCAATAATCTTTTCGCTTGGCAGGTCTTCTTCTTCGCATGGTTTTGTTTGCTCTACAAAATTATCACAAGAAGCAACAGACGAACTGGTGCAAGCATGGACCTGAACACACATCATTCTATATGCTTGATGGCAGGCTATTTTAGAGTTTTTTTGCGATAGGTGCTGCGATACTCGCTGTTGGATTGTTAGAGCAAGAACAATAGAACATGCCCCTACGATAATTCCACTAACAAGTGTTAGAATATTTTTGATATTTTTTACAAAGAAATGTTTTACTTTATTCATGTTGCCAATCCTTTTCTTTTATAGGCATCGTTACTTTTATGTGTTATAAAATCTGCAGCATAAATCGCATACAGTGCATTTGGCTTACAAAAAGCCTTGAATCCCATTGCTTCAGCATAACCAAGAGCACTTGCAACAAGCCGGCTGGACTCATATGTAGTGTCTGTGTTTAGATCAAAGTCAATACACTCTATCTCAACACCAATTTCTTCCCGTAGGTGCGTAGCAAAACTTATTGCCTTTTCAACTTCTTGCCACAAACGAAGGCGTGGTTCTTGAATCTTTTTTATTTTTTCTTTTGAATAAAGAATAAAAGCGCCACGACGTTCTGGGTGGATACCGACAAGAGTTGTGATAAATACAGTGTGTTCTTTGACATTTAGACTATCGCAACCAACACGATATTTTACACCGTGTTTGTCCCGCAGAACTTCTTTTAGACAAACTTCTTTTCCATCATGCAGGGTTTTTATTTTCATTTTTACACCATTTAGAAAAACTGCCCGATAAAACGGGCAGTTCTTTTCAAATATCTATCAAATAAGTTGCCAGCCAAGCCGCTTGAAGTGCTCTGAACGACTGGAAAACCACTGCTTTCCTTTTTCTGTGTCGTTACGAGAAATAAACTTGATACCTTTTGTGGTTACTGGAAAAGCAACATGCTTTAGACCACTCAAGTTGGCAAGTGCAACTGTTTTTACACGAAACGGAATTTCATCTACCATAACAACCATACCATGTTGTGGAACAAAGTTTGCCTCAACTGTTTTGGTAAGTTTTAGAACTTCATTATCTTCGCGTGCACGAAGTTCAAGATCAAGATTTAGTTCAATTTCACGCTTATCTGACATAATATAACTCCTTTTGTTAGCAAGTGACCTAATCGGCCATATACATTTCGTACTTTTCTACCACTATACCGGAATCTTTTAGTATATCTACGCCTTTTGTGTCTCTATATTCGTCGCAATATATAACTTTTTTGATTCCAGCATTTACTATCATACGAGCACAAACAGGACAAGGTGAGTGGGTTAGATACATCTTTTTCTGTCTGTGATCTGCAAAATTCAATTTGATGAGAGCGTTTGCTTCTGCGTGGATGAATCCACTCTTACCCGGCTCCATGCTATCAGGCTTATTAGTTCCACCATGTTGATCTCCGTTGTATCCAAGACTTAATACTGATGAGTTGTCTTCTGTAATAACAACGCAACCTACTTTTAGTCTTGTGTCAGGTGAGCGTTGTGATACATGAAGCGCCAAACTTATCCATATTTCATCCCATTTTGGTCTTGACATATTTTTCCCTATAGCACTCATCGCACAGTTTTTCTTCTTTTATTGAAAGCCACGTCCATTCGTCCATACAACAATCACAAAGTTTTGCTACATCTTTTATCGTTGTTCTGTTTGCTTTTGATAGAGCACGATGTGCTTTCAAAGCGGCTTTCAGTATTTTGCTTTCTTTTTTATTTTGATTCATATATTTGGCACCCTGTGAGGGATTCGAACCCCCGACCTGACCGGTAGAAACGGTTTGCTCTGATCCACTGAGCTAACAGGGCAACTCCTTTTCATTTTCCCAAGAGCCGATAAATATCTATACAATTGGTGCATTGACCCACGGTAAGAACAAGTATTAGCAATGTTGCCACACTACCAAACTGTCTGGCAAATTCTTTTGCTGCGCCAGCCCAAGTGTCTGTTGATATGATTTGGACTTTATTTTCTTTTTCTGTCATTTTATTCTCTGTTTGGCTGTCCGGGTTGGGTTCGAACCAACGACTTCCTGATTAACAGTCAGGCGCTACTACCTACTGAGCTACCGGACAAAAATGGTACTCCCGGTGGGACTTGAACCCACGACTTTCGCCTTATAAGAGCGACACTCTGACCAACTGAGTTACAGGAGTTCGTAACCATGCATCCATCATAGCACCGATCTGCTGGCGTGTCAAGCGGTGCGGTGTGGATCAGCGACGATAGCAAACAGTTACATCAGCATTTTTTTCATTCTTTGATACAGTCTGGTTTGCTTGCCGTTTTGATGAAGTGAGAGAAAAAGTTTTTACTGGAATAAATCTATATTTTTCGTGTAATTTTTTTACATCTTCAATCATATTCATTTTTCCTACATTGTGCACATTCCAGCAAGAAACACCTGACTCCATCAGACAATCAGTTGCTTGATATATAACATCGGCTAACCACTTGTCTCTCCATTCTTCATATGTGGAATACATGTTTTCTGATTGAGTTTTTTCATCACTATAAACTTCAAGATTGAAATACGGTGGAGAAGTCAAAACAATATCAACAAGTTGACCTACATGCTTGTAAATGTTTTCCGCTCCTGTGTTGTGCAGGGTTGGTTTTTCTCCAAGAAAATCAGCAAGGTTTTTTAGACCCGCATATGTTTCTTGGTTTGGTTCAAAGCCAATATATTTTTTTCCTGCCGCAAGAGTTCCCAACATGCGACCACCCCAACCAGCACACGGATCTAACACTGTGTTTCCTGGGAAATACGAAACAACTGTTTTTGCCAAATGTGGCCTGAACATGGTGTTTTTAGTAAGACCAGTGCAAAAATATATTCCTCTTTTTATTTCTGACAGATAAGGAGTTGAGTGGCTTTTTCTATTCCATTTCAGGATCTTTATAAGGTTTTCTTTATTCCATGAACTTGCAAAACTTACGCCTTTTGAGTTCTTGATGTTATAAAAGTTTGGAAAAAAATGTTCGCAAAGTTTCATTCCAACGCGCACAGTAGAAGCAGTATTATCGCTTTCAGTATTGTATGCTTTTAGAGCAGCCCAATCTTTTTTTAGTTGGTCTTCTGAATATTTTGTTTTATAATCAACACCAACAAGTTCTTCTGCCAGTTGTTCTACCTTGCTTTCAAAGTCGGCGTCTGTGAGATTACGAAGGCTATTTCTTACATTTAGAAAATCATAGATCATAAACTTTTATTCCCCACTTTTCCCAGTTATCCATGCTGAGATTCATCCAAAACTGATCTGACATACTTTTGGAAATTTTGAACTCATTCCATATTTCTTTATCTATTGCCTTCCATTGACTTTTTGTCTCGGTCCATTCTAATAAACCAACTTTTGGCTGAATGAATGTAAATATTTTATATTTCTCATTATCAAATACAAGAGAAAATATTATGTCTTCGTGTTGTTTATCAAGGTAAACGATTTTTTCTTCTATCGTTTTCAGTGCAGTTGTTCTGTAAGAAGATATGGAAAGTTTTTTTATTTTCTTGCCTTTTATTATTCCGGACTTGCAGGATATTTGCACTCCTTCACATTCCACATCTGAACCTGACTGATGTCCATACATATTCCAGTTTGAGTTCATATTATTTTTTATGAACGATTTGTGAAGTATCTCTTCCCACAGTGTAGAAGTTATTTTGCTATCATAAAGTTCGTGATGTTTTGTAATGCGATTTTTTATTTCTTCTATAACACTATTTGTTAGTAATAAATCAACTTTTTCTACTGTCATCATAAACCGCTCCGCTCACAACCTACACGATGTGCGTTGTGAAGTCAAGTAAGACAAAACCCGGAGTGATCCGGGTTCTTTTTCATTTTTTATTTTTGTTTTTTTTCTTTTCTTTTACAGTCTCTACAAGCAAACTTGGATCTCGCCTTGTTTTGACAACAAAAACATTTTCTCCAACATTGTTCAAATATTTTTTTACTTTTACTTGTAGTTGTTGGTTTTGCTGGCAAGTTGCCCTAAATACTTGTGCTTCTTCAAAAGTTGAAAAAACTCGTGCTGACGTCCAAGGTGGTCCATCTTTGTGTTCTTGCTTTACTTGTTCTGTCATATGCTGCTCTCTTTCTTATTGAGGTCTTACCCATTTTTCTAAAACTAAATTTTCTTCTGTGGATACATCATGAAAGCCAAGCCATATTTGGCTGTGAGCCTTGATAAATTTGAAAATATCTTCAAAACTTCCTCTCACAAGATAAACACGACCAGAAATATTATTTTCTACAAAATATCTTCCACAATCTTTTTCCACTAAAAGAGGAGGAAGAATAGGCTTTGTATATCTATCCATAAACACATATAAACTATACATTATTTTCTCGTTTCAAAAACAATTTTTCAACATTAGCTTGAGTTGTTTTTTCGTTGGTTTCAGGGTCTTTGTAAATGTTTTAGGCATTTTTTTACAAATAGATTTTATCCTTGTTGGAGAAACCATAAACCATTTTCTTTTTATTTTTGCTGCTTCATATCCTAAAACATAACTATTTGATTTTTGTATATAAAGATCGTAATCAAAATAAAGTTTATATTTTTTTATAAACTTCAATGCTCGCTTTTCACAGTCAAGTTCGCATTTCTGTATTAGAGTAATCATTTCTTCTATCATTAGATCGTCAAGTTCTATTTCTTTTTCTATCCATTCGTCAAACATACTATATGCGTCTATTGTTTTTTCGTCAATGAACTTTTTTTCTTTCCACTGGCAAAAGTGACCATACTCATGTGCGAGAACAGTCAGCCATTCTGGATGGTTTACTGCTACTTGAAGTTCTTTGTCGCCATCTGACCAGAAGCCAGATACTGATATTCTTTTTGAAAGTTTTATTTCTGTATCTGGGTGGAAAACCAAGTTTACTCCGTTTTCTAAACAGTCTTTTTGAACCAACTGCAAGAAAGTGAGGACCGAGTTTTTCATATTAGTAAATAGTCATAAGTGAAATATTGGTGGACCTGACGGGGTTCGAACCCACAACCTCCAGAATGCAAATCTGGCGCTCTCCCAATTGAGCTACAAGCCCATATATGGCGGACAGGGTGAGATTCGAACTCACGATAGGCTATTAACCTATGCCGGGTTAGTAATCCGGTGCCTTCAGCCGCTCGGCCACCTATCCATTGTTTATTTTATCTGTTCGGAAATACCACCTTTACAATAACTAGTTTGTATTCGTCTTTACTGTCCTTTCCCCATAATAAACCATCAACTAATCTTCCAAGCCAGTTTCTTTTTACTATAGTTATGGCATAGTTCTTTTTTATCATATCCCCTTGCTCTGGGGTTAGAAACTTTTCTGACACAAGCCCATCAACAAATCCCTCTTTTACCATGTTGAAGTTGATAGGCAGACTTTCATCATATTGAATAAGTTGTGACATGTTTATATTACCTTACTATTTGGTGACTCCAGCGAGATTCGAACTCGCGTAGCAAGATTGAAAGTCTTGCGTCCTAGGCCACTAGACGATGGAGCCACAAAGCCGACATCAAGAATTGAACTTGAAACCTTCGCTTTACAAGGGCGATGCTCTACCAGTTGAGCTATGTCGGCAATAATATAGTTCATGTTTATTCTTGTATCACAAAAAACAGTGGGTGTTCATAGGAGGGCTACCACTATCGCCATTATAACTGCGCAGAACACTTACGCCTCGGTTTGGTAACAATAATTTTTTCTAGAATCACTATTGCTAGCTCGCTGACCTGTTCCTTACGGCACAGGGTTCATCATATAACTATTATTAGCTCATCGTTTCTCTAAAAATTTCTTTGCTGATAATCCAAGAACTACTACCAAGGCAAGAACAGCAGCAACGGCAAGTGATACTGGTGTATCACCAGAAACTTTGACAGATGCATCTCCGTCGACGACTTCTACTGTTGAAGTTTCAGTTGAAACTGATTCTGCTGCAGCTTCTGCTGGTCCAGCATCAACAACTGTTTCTGATAGTTGTTGAACCACAACATCATCTGGCCTGATTACGGTTTCTTTTACGGATTCTGTTTGTGTTGTTTCAGTCATTTTTATTATCCTCTTCAAAATAATTTAGAATATTATAGTCTCTTATATACATTCTATATTCTAACCTTGTGATCCCCAGAAAAGCAGCGGCTTCCCGTTCTGATCTGGTTGCTGATGCAGCATACATGAGGACCGCTGCTTTGACAACATGCTTCATCGCCTTGTATATTGGAAAACCATAAATAGGCATTCCCGCTGCTTTGTTTGCTAATTCAAGTTTCAATGCTATCAATTCTTCTAATGTTAGAGAATTTAGCATTATCTCAAACTGATCTGATGTTTTATTATCTCTCCTCAGTTTTTTTGAGAAAGAATAGTGTTCGTATTTACCCTTGACTTTTCTTTTTCTCTTCCAGGTCACTTGCTATCCCTAATAAAGCATAGCCAGCAATATCGCGATAAGGACTTTCTCCAAACGCATCTTTTCTGGTCGCTATACGAAACAGTTTATCTATTATTCTGGTGATTGTTAAGAGATCACGATAGTTTTCTGGTTTTACTCCGTTTGGATATAAAACTTTTATTATTTCTTCACTCTTGGAGAAACTATCACCATATGCTTCTTGCTTTTGTTCAACAAGAAAGCCAATATCTTTTGCTATTCCAACATAATCTTTCATATGCTGATTTTATCACAAAAAATATTGGCTGTAAATATCACATTTGTGGAGGTGGTTCTTCTGTGGAACCAGTCATTTCTGGTGCAGTCGTGTCTTGCTGTGTATCAAGTTTACCTTTTTCTTCTTCATATTCAGGTGTTGTTGGCTCTTTCATATTGCCCTGCATATCGTTATCAAAAATATCCATATGGAGTTTTAGATTGGTAATAAGATAGTCTTTGAACATTTCACGATCTTTTGGATCTGTGAGGTTTTCATATGTATTTTTTATTTTATTTTCTATTTTTCTAAAAGTTGTTTTAGCAACATTAGCACCGGTTCTATCCAAACCTTGTATAGTAAATGTATCTACTGGTTCTTTTTTTACTACTTGTGGTTTTTTGATTGGAATAAAACGCGGATCGGTTGGCTGGTTTGGATCAACCACTTCTTGCTCTGTTATTTCTTCTGCTCCTGCTTCTGGCTGGTCTTGAAGTCCATCGGCAGATTTGAAAATATTTATTGCTCCATTTAGAAGATGTGCTCTAAATGATTTTACTTGTTCTGGATTTGTTGTTAGATCTTTATAATCATCTTCTATTGAAGGAACAATAGTTTTTAGTAGGTCTTTTAGTAGATTGATACCGGTATTTGCATGTCTTGGTTCATCTTTTTGTTTTTCGTTGAGAAGCTTGCGAATAACCAAGCGAAGTTGTTGTTCTTCTTTTAGAACACTTTCTTCTCTTTCTTTTATTTTTTTCTTTATGCCTTCTCTTATTATTTTACGAAGTTGTATTTCTTCCAGGAATTCTTTTCTATCAACCATATATTGTTCCTCTTCTCTAAATAGTATTTTTATTTTTTCTTTTGCGACATTGTCATCATCTCGTTTTGGGGAGGAGCCAAAACGAGAAGTTAGACTTTGATTGAATACATTTATTGTTTCTTCTTGTTTATCAACAAATGCAGCACCATGAATACCACCAGTGCCGCTGGCTGCTGACATCTCTTCAATTTCTTGTTCTTCTTTCATGTGCTTGAAATACTGAACTTGTTTCTCTCTTTTTACCGCACCAGCACGAGTTGGATAGCAACCAAGTTTTTTTCTTTTTCCGTCTTTGGTTTTCTTTTTAGAAAACAAACACCATTTTGAGCCAGATTTTCTTATCACTTCATTTAGAGAAGAAGGGGAGATAGGTTCCAAAACTTTTTTTTTGCCATCTTCTCCTGTGGCTTCTAAACGAGAACGAATAAGGTTCATCAGTTCAACTCCTTCTTGGAGTTCCAACCGACCAGCTACACCACGCATAAAAAAGCCTATATCGCCTTGTGTTGCAGCTTCTCGCATTTTGCTTGCCGACATACTGGCAGCGCTTTCACCTTCGTCTAAACGCTCACCTGCTGACAATATTTCAATATTTTCAAAAACATATTCTTTATTATTATATTTTTTTAGAACTTCAAATTGCTCTTTACGATCAGAGCCAACAACTATTTTTAGATTTGTATATCCATTTTGATGAAAATATTTTGCTGCTTCAAAAATAGTTTTGATGCTTTCATCCGTTACAACATTTGATTTATATTCTGGGAATAGTTTGTTTAGATATTTTACTTTTTCTTCAAATGTTAGTGGATTGGTTTTCTTGTCTACTGTTTTTGATGGAATAATAAAAAAGTCAGCATTATTGCTTTCCGCAAGATCGCTGGCTGTTTTGAAGACTATTTCGTGCCCTATTGTTGGAGGATTGAAGCGACCCCAAGAAAGAACTGCTGTTTTATTAGCAACAGTTTCAGCAACAATATTGATTGGCTGTATATTACCACGAGCAAACTTTGTCATACCAAGGATTTGATTGAGTGGAGAAAAGAAACCAGTCATTTTATAAACATCGCCATTGAACTTGAAAACAATACCTTCACAAGTTATATTGACTTTGTCAAGGTTTTTCATTCTTGAAAGTTGTTTATTTACAAACTCTTTTGCCGCAAGATCATTTGACATATTGACTATATCAAATATTTCTTTTAGTCTTGTTTTTATTCTATTTGATTCAGATATTGTATCTTTGATATTTGATGAAACAAACTCACTGAGAACACCGGCACCATATTCAGTTACTATTTCTTCTACTGGATTGATACAGGCTTTGTGTAGCTTGTTCTCACTATCAATAATATTTTTTACTTTCTCAATCAAGTGAGAGTTGTTTGTTTCAGTTAGGATTTTATAAACATTTTTAGCAGTTATTTCTTTTACTTTCATTAGTCTTTTTAGAAGAACTATTTTTGCTTCCTTTGGAAGTTCTGGTATCTTTTCTTCTAAAATACTATCCATTCTTGATAGAATATATTCAGCCAAACTACTACTATCAGTAAGTTTGTTTGTCAATATTTCTTTATTCAGTTTGTTTACTGCTTCTGTATAACAATTTTTGTTCTTTACAGGTTCAAGTTTTCTGATAGGATTGATTGATACAATAAATTTATCTGTTACAGTTTCATTTATAACAGTTTGTTTATTGATAGTTTCTTCAAGTTTTCTAAACTGATCTGATAAGATCTCTTCTGTTATAATATTATTATATTTATTATTTAGAAGATGACCGGATCTATGAATACAGATCCTTTTGTTTTCATATAAAAGAATATTTTTATTATTTGGATCTTGTATTTCAGTATTGTAATAATAGTTTGTATTAGGTCCAAATATATCTATTTGTTCTTCTATAGAAAGTTTTTTTACTGTTTCTTCAAAAGAAGAAAGAGCTTCAGCAAGTGATTGCTGAAAGTCAGCAACATCAGTAAGTTCTGAAATATTTTCAATAGGAAGACCACCTTTGGCAAGGTGGCTGTTATTGCGAGCGGCTTTTATCCTGCCTTCTGTTACAGAATAAGATACAAGACAATTCTGTCCGTCAATCTTTTCAGTAACAAGCATTTTTCCATCATTTATTTTTTTGAAGATTTGTTTTATTTCTCCAAAAGTCAGTTCTGGATTTTCATATAAATGCTTCATGTGTCCGGCTTTTCCGCCCATATTTTCATTCCTTTGTTTCAGTCTTGACTTCTGCTTTGGTTTGTTCTACAACTTGATCTACTGATGTTTTCGCTTTTTCTTTTATCTCAACTAAACCATTTTTTGCAAGTTTTTTTGGCTTGGGCGCAGATGTTTCTGCGGCGACAGGCTCCGATACTACCACAGGCGGTGCCGGTGTTGCAACCACTTGTTCGGGTTGCTTTACAACAACTGGTGCAGCAACTACAGGTTTTGTTTCTACCATTTCCGCAGTTTTTTGTTTTGCTAAAAATGCTGCTCTTTTCTTTCTTTGTCTTGGTGAGGTCATTCTATGTTTCCTTCTTTCTTGGTTGGTTTGATAAATTTATCCATAAGTTTTTTATTCAACCTATTTCTTCTTTCTTCAAACATATCAACTATTTCTTCGTTGTCACGCAAAGTTTTTTTAGTTCTTTCAACATCTTTGTGTTGTTTATCTTCGTTTTCAAAAAGCATTTGTTTCTCACTTTCCTGTAAAGTATCAGTCCAGTCTCTGACAAGCATTCCACCTTCCATGTATGCTTCTTCTTCCATTGAACGCATGTGTGGATCTTTTTGTGCATATCCTTCACCGGTTGATACATCTTGAGATATATCTCCACGGCAATGTTGTGCGTGGTGTGTTAGTTCGTGGGCAAAGGAGCGTAATATATCTTTTGGATGCCTATTCAAAATAAATAAAGTAACACATTTTTCTTGTGGATTATAGTAAGCAGTTTTACCAAAAGGATCATTCCAGTTACCTACATCGTTTGTTATATATTTTATTTTCACTGGTTCTTCAAAACTTAATTTTTGTTTTGCAAATGGATAAAATGCTCTAATAAGATTTTTTATGCGCTCTATATTCATACAATATAAATAGCATTATATTGTGTTTGAACCACTAAACTTTATTTTTAGTTCTAATAGTGAGTTTGTAATTGTTTTTATCCCAGGAATTTGCCAGAGAAATACGTAGCTGTGCCAGACTCCTTGCTATCATACTTAATCACTATTGGCCCCAGCGACTTGGAAACTACTACATCAGAGAACAATAGCTTTGGGGTAACCTTGTCTCCTGAATTAAGAGAGACTTGCGCTATATAATACACATAGTAGTCAGTAGCACCGGCTGATGGGATAGTGACAACCTCGGGCTTCACCGTTCCAGGTATAATTGACACCTTGGCGTCGGTCACTGACCCATCGATATCAAGACCCACTTGCATTGATATGGGTACTCCTTGGTTTGAAGAATCTATATTTACAGTCGCACCGAATGAAAACTCATATATACCACTAGATGGTATAATATAATAACCTACTGGATTATAGCTGCTTGCAGTATCATATAGCGTGCTGCTACATATTGTAGCAAAAGCCAGTTTCGAAGTGGTGGGTGTAAAAGCCGCTATTGTACGATTTGATTTGTTGCGATATGCAAAAAAAGCTATACCAGTTGCTGCAGGGCCGGCTGGACCCGTTGCACCAGTCTTTGACTTGGAAATAGAATAAACTTTATCTATTGTTACGCCGTCATAAACTGCCCTAAGGGTAAATGCAGCATCGTTTGAAATCCAACTTGTACCCGAAAGAGAATAAACTCCTGTGCTTGAATTAATCGACATGGTCAGTCCACTAACTGTCGACAGTCCTACAACAGAGTAAACAGTGCCAGAACTAGTAGTAACATCTACTGTGCCAGAAAATACTTTGAATGTACCTCCGGAGTTGGTTAGAATATACCCTGTACCAGAAGAATTAGCGGTTACAACATGACTTTCTTTTGTCAAAAAACCGCTAATTGCATCTGCTCCAGCAGGACCAGTTTCACCAGCAGGACCAGTTTCACCAGCAGGACCAGCAGGACCAGTTTCACCAGCAGGACCAGCAGGACCAGCAGGACCAGTTTCACCAGCAGGACCAGCAGGACCAGTTTCACCAGCAGGACCAGCAGGACCAGCAGGACCAGTTTCACCAGCAGGACCAGCAGGA